AATAAAGTGAAGACATACTTCGGATGAGTGCAGCAGTAGTATTAGAATGGAAACTCCTACCACGATTTATGATGTTCGTGATGACACTTATGAGTTGGCGTGTCGTCGAATGGTTTATGACCTTGCCCGAACCCAGTGCAGCACAGGCTGGTTTAGTATCTGTGGTAACTGGAGCAATGACAGGAGCGTTCGCCGTATGGATGAATCACGAAGGCAAACATCCTCATCAGTCTAATCATCGGATTACGGAGACACGGTCTAGTAAATGAAATACAACATTTCACATTTCTTGACTAAGCTGATCGAACACGAAGGTATGGTCTTGACTGTCTACGAAGACAGTTTGGGCATCGAAACCATCGGTATCGGACGCAACCTCAAAGATCGTGGCATCAGCAAGGAAGAACTGGAATACATGGATATCGTGAACATAGGTGCAGTCTATGATCATGGTATCACAGAAGCAGATGCCCGTTACCTTGCGATGAACGACATCAAGATTGTCGAAAACGAATTGGTTGCGGTACATCCGTGCGTGGAAAAGTTAGATTCAGTCCGTCAGTTGGTTTTGATGGACATGGCCTTCAACATGGGTGTCCCTCGCCTCTGCAAGTTTCTAAAGATGTGGAACGCAATTCACGAACAGAATTACGAAGCTGCATCTTTTGAGATGCTAGATTCGAGATGGGCAAAGCAGGTCGGTAGACGGGCTACAATCCTATCTGATGCAATGAAAAACGGAGAGTTTTGATGAGCAAGGGAAGACCAGCACAAGATAGTGCAGAAAAATCTCGTACAAAACAAGACATTCAGCGCGACTTAAAAAACTATTTTCAATACAAAATAGACGAAAAAGAAAGATATGAAAACTACGATAAGGGTATTTCATATCCTGAAAAGCCATCTGATAAAGCCATCGAACTGATGAAAAAAGGTAAAAGAGTAGGTTTTGTGTGATGCCCCTAACACCTAAAGGTAAAAAAATAATGCAATCAATGCAAAAAACCTATGGGGGTAAGAAGGGTGAACAAGTCTTCTACGCAACAAAAAACGCTGGCAAGATCAGCGGCGTTGAAAAGAAAACGCAAGGTGGCACGGTTGGAACGGCTGGCTATGCGAAAGGCGGTAAAGTTAAAAGCAAAAGTCGAGTTAATGAAGCTGGCAACTATACTAAGCCCGAATTGAGAAAGCGACTGTTTAATCGGATTAAAGCTGGTGGCAAGGGTGGAAAACCCGGTCAATGGTCAGCAAGAAAAGCCCAGATGTTAGCCGCTGCCTACAAGAAAGCTGGCGGCGGATACCGTGATTGAATTTCTTCTGGTCGTCTATTTAGGCGGAACGGTAATAGACCAAACACAAAAATTTGCGGACATAGACCTATGCCGCTACTTTGCCCACAGATTGTCTAACCAACGATCTGTTCCAACCACCGACAACCGGCAGATAAAAATGGTAGCAATATGCAAACCGGTGCCGAAATGAGGAAACGCCATGCTTGCAGAATTGGCCGCAGCAAATGCCGCTTATAGCGTTATCAAGACTGCAATTCAAAACGGTAAGGAAATGTCCGCTCTGGGTTCGCAGATTGCAGCATTCGTCAGTTCGAAAGAAAACCTTCAAAAAAAGGTACAGAAGAAAAAATCTAGTGCGTTCCATCAGGGGGACGATTTCGAGGAGTTTATGGCGTTAGAAGCCATCAAAGAAAAAGAAGAAGAACTCAAACAATTTATGATCTACTGTGGTCGTCCCGGATTGTGGAATGACTGGATAAAGTTTCAGGCAGAAGCACGAGTTGCACGACAAGAAGCTATAAAAGCACAGGAACAGCGTATGCACGACATAATCGAGTACACAGTTATAGGCGTGATTATTGTAGCTATATCTGTGCTGCTAGTCTACGGAGTCTACCTAGCTAAAGTTTATAATTGACAATTCGTCGGTTTTTCTCTATAATATAGCCAGAGGAGAACCCGATGCGAAAGCTTGCAATAGACGCCCTACGTCACACCTACGAGGCACAAAAAAAGAATGCTGAATACACTTACCACAATTCTAAAAACGACTTGCAGCAACTTAACACCGCACTTGCAAGCTGGATTGACGCAAAGCAAAAACTTGATGCTATCCATGAAATCGAAGATGATATCGAGTTTATGTAAATATCTTGCGTGGGGTTTGCTATATGCTGGCAAGCTTTTTACTTGCATCGGGAACTGGTTCTGGAAGCTTCACCGCAAAGTCTTAGATTGGAATAAGTAATGGCCTTAAAAGCACCACAAAAAAGCTTAAAGGCTTGGACTAAGCAAAAGTGGAGAACTAAAAGTGGAAAGCCTTCCACACAAGGACCAAAAGCAACCGGAGAGCGTTATCTACCGGAAAAAGCAATCAAGGCGTTATCGAAGGAAGAGTACGCGGCTACAACCCGTGCTAAAAGAAAAGCAACTCGTGCTGGTAAGCAAGTCGCCAAACAGCCTAAAAAGATACAAGCTAAAACGAAGCGATACAGAAAGATGAAGTAAGATGCCAAACGTAAACACTTCATCTAAATTTGTAGCAGAATCAGTAGATTTAACTACAACAAGTCAAACGCTTGTATACACCGTTCCTAGTAATTACTCTGGAATAGTGAGGTCGTTGATAATAGCTAACTCCGATACTTCTAATAGAAATATAACTTTGGAATGGTATCATGCTGATGATGCAAGCACCCACAGTATTTTAGTTGGACATGCAATTTCAGGGTCTAGTTATGAAGCCGTTTTTAACGATAATGTCCCTATGTATTTACATAGAGGCGACAAGATTTATTTAACAGCTGCTACAGCTAATACTATAGTAGCAACAATCTGCGTAGAAGAATATTTTGATCCGAACCGATAGGTTCATAACTGCCCATAAGGAGAATACCAAATGGCAATCACAACTGCAATGTGTACCAGCTTTAAGTCTGAACTTTTGGGTGGTTTACACGATCTCGACACAGACTCACTCAAAATTGCTCTCATCAAAGATTCCCCAACGGGAACTTATGGTGCAGCAACAACTAACTATTCAGATGTAACCGGCAACTCTGATGAAGCAACTGGCACTAACTACACTGCTGGTGGTCAGGTACTTGACGGTGCAACCATTTCAACAGATGGTACAACTGCTATCGTGGATTTTACTGATGAAGTATTCACAAACGTAACCACTGCTGCTGATGGTTGTATTATCTACAACACAGATAACTCTAACTCTGCTATCTGCGTTATTGATTTTGGCGGTACAGTTTCTGCTACTGCCGGTGACCTTACGATTCAATTCCCGGCTGCAGACGCAAGTAACGCTGTAATTCGTATTGCGTAAGGAAGTAGACTATGGCAGTCTACGGAACTGATGACGCTATTTATGGAACCGGTGTATATGGTTCCGCTAGTTACGGTATAGCATCTGCTGATGTATCGCTCACAGGAGTTTCCGCAACTGGCAGTATAGCCCCTGTTGTAATTAACGGTTTTGAAATTGATATTTCTGAACCTTTAGAAAGCGTAAGTGCAGCAGGTCAAGTCGGTTCTTTGACTGTAACAGGGTTAGCGAATGTAGTTCTTGCTGCTGTATCTGCAACAGGAAGCATAGGAACAGTAGAGCCGCAAGTAGCGGAATCCCTATCTTCGGTTTCTGCAGCAGGATCAATTGGCTCTCTAGTCATCAATGTTGCACAACCAATATCCGGGGTATCTGCTACTTTTAGCTTAAACGATAACTGGGATATTAGAAGTATCAACAAGGTTCCTGTTACTTCTACTGGAATGACAGGAGCGATAGGTACTGTAGCACCAAATATTTTACAGCCTATCTCTGGTGTATCAGCTACGGGTGCAGCAAATACCGTAAACGAAAACCCGTCTGAAAGTCTGGCAAGCGTACAAGGAAATCTTAATCCTCTCAAACCTTTTACAGCAAGTGGTGATGCACAACTTTCTACAGCAGAAAAGAAGTTTGGCACTGCTAGTTTACTACTAGATGGAACAGGGGATTTTGTAACAACAGATTACAATTCAAGTCTGTTAGCAAGTTCAGAGTGGGCTGTAGATTTTTGGGTTTACTCTTCAACGCTGACAAGTCAAACTGCCCATCTTTGGGATGGACAAAACTCTAACTCTGGTTTTGCTTTACGCATTAGTAGCGGCACTTTACAAGTAATAAAAGATGGTTCTATAGCTAGGTCAGTTGCTGGACAATTAAGTAACAATACGTGGCATCATATTCGACTACAAAGAAGGTATGCCTTTACAGAAATCTTTGTAGATGGATACCAAAGAGGTCAGCAAGCAGGTGCGGGGTATAATGCCCATACCTATGTCATAGGCGCAAAAGAAGATGGGTCAGAAGAATTTACTGGCTACATTGACGAATTTAGAGCCTCTACACCAACAGGACTTTCTGCCGCAAGTTTCACGCCTGAAACTTCCGCATACTCTCTGGATGGAAATACAGAAGCACTACTTCATTTTGATGGAACAAACGGTTCCACAACAATCACAAATGAAGCATCTAATGTAATTAACCTGACATTGACTGCGACATCTAACTTTACCTTGACTGGCGTATCTGCAACAGGTTTGGTAAATACAGTTAGTGAAAACCCCGATGAAGTTTTAGGTAGTGTAAGTGCGACGGGTTCAGTCGGAAGTTTGACGGTTCACATTGTTGAAAAGTTAGATTCTGTTCCATCAACAAGCGCAGCAGGTACACCTACTGTTACTGGAATAGTTACGGTATTTAATGCTGATAACTTTAGTAAAGCAAGAGCAATACGGCTGATAGAAGTGCAGTCATCTAGAAGGGCAGCATAAAATGGCTTTGAAATGGCAAGATAAAGACCCTGACGATCAGATAGACTATTCTATCGATTGGATAGCGCAACTTGGTACAAACACCATATCAACTATTGAATGGAAGATATACACAAACGGTGCGTTTGCAACTTGGACACAAGGACAAATTGTAGACGGTCTTCAGTATGTCAGTTCTACAAACACAACCACAGTAGCCACACTTTACTTAGGGCTAGGAACTGCGTTCACGACATATAGTATTATCTGCCGTATGACAGCAAGTGACGCAACGATAATTGAACAAGAAGTTAGACTTCGTGTTGTGGAGAAAAACTAGATGGCATACGATTTCTTAGGACTTACAAATGATATATGCCGCCGCTTGAACGAGACAGAACTTAGTTCAGGTAATTTTTCGACAACAACAGGCGTCTATTCGCAACTAAAAGATTCGGTCAACGCAGCGATTCGGGATATCAACCAGTCGCATTTTGCGTGGCCGTTTAATCACAATTATGTGCAGCTAACCCTAACTCCGGGTCAGTTGCGGTACCCGCTGCCGACTAACCATAAGTATGTTGATTTTGATACTGTCCGTTTAGAACGGTCAACCTCACCCCTCGTAGAAAATGCACGGAAACTAACACAGCTTTCTTACGACGAATATGTAAGTCGGTATATTGATGAAGAGTATCGCCCTTCATCACAAGGTAGCGCACCCGAATATGTTGTTCGCGCACAAGATGGCGACATCATTTTCGCTCCTATTCCAGATAAAGCATATCAAGTAAAATACGAATATTACATGTATCCCGCCGATCTCGTAAACGATACTGACGTTCCTACTATTCCCTATCGGTATCGTCACGTAATCGTAGATGGCGGCATGTACTACGCATATATGTTTCGTGACAACATCGAATCTGCACGGGTTTCTTTCCAGAAATTTGAAGATGGTATGAAGCGGATGCGTACCCAAAGCATCAATGAGAACATCTACGCAAGGGCGGTTTAGATGCCGGATCGTTGGACTACCAACGCCTTTGAACTCAAGGGCGGCTTAATTACAAACCTATCTCCGCTGCAGCACGGTATTCAACTTCCGGGTTCTGCGCGGATATTGCGTAACTTTGAACCATCACAATCCGGCGGATACACCCGAATTGAGGGGTTTGAAAAATATGATACTAATGCTGTTCCTAGCGGTGTGGGACCAATCCGGGGTATAATCCGATATAATGATCGTGTGTATGCCGCACAAAACGATAGATTGTACGAATCTGCCGGTTCTGGTTGGACACAGATAACCAACAATGCAACGTATGGTAGCGCGGGTGTAAACCTCAACGTCGGTTCCGCTAAAGTACGGTTTGTTAAATATAATTTTGACGGAACAGAAAACTTTATGCTGGTGGATGGGACTAGCAAACCGTTCACCTTTGATGGTACTACTTTCAAAGAACTTACCGGCCTATCTTCTGACGCACAAGGCGCATCCCACGCCGTAAACTTTAAGAACCACATTTTCCTTGCAAACGGAGAAAACCTACTTTTTTCAGCCCCATATGACGATGAAGACTTTACAAGTGCGTCTGGCGGTGGTATAATAAACATAGCCGATACCGTAACAGGTTTGATTGTGTTCCGGGAACAACTCATTGTTTTTAGCCAGAGCAAGATAAATAGAGTTGTAGGTAGTAGCGTAGCAGATTTTACTTTGCAACCTGTGTCACAAGACTTGGGATGTATAGAAGCAGATACGATACAGGAAATAGGCGGGGATATTATCTTCTTAGGGCCAGACGGCCTACGTCTGTTTTCAGCAACTGACAGGGTTGGCGATTTTAATCTCGCGGTAATATCTAAGCCTATCCAGTCAGAAACCTTAGATTTGATCTCTAGCGGATCATCTTTTAACAGTTGTGTGATTAGGGAGAAAAGCCAGTACCGTATATTTGCGTACCGTAGTGCTACAACGTCAGGCAACTCTAAAGCACTTCTGGCTACACAATTACAAGACAGCCTTGCATGGTCTGACATACGAGGAATAAAGGTATACTCTTCATTCAGCGAATACGATGGCGGTGTAGAATATATCTATTTTGGTGAAGACGACGGGTATGTCTACCAGATGGAACAGGGTAACACGTTTGACGGAACAAACATTACAGCAACATTTGCTACCCCGTTTGTTCCCTTACAAGATCCTAACCTTCGCAAGACACTATACAAAGCCACGACCTATATCGATGCTAACGGTGCTTTTGATATTCAACTGTCGATAAAATACGATTTTGACCAATTGGGTTCTGTTCAGCCGTTGCCTATTTCTTTGAACAGTACGTCAGGTGCTACTGTAACATACGGTTCAGGTGTCTTTGGCACTTCGACCTTTGGACAAAAGCAAAGAGCAATTTATCAGGTTCCGGTTACGGGGTCTGGTTTTACCGTTTCACTTCTGTATGAAACACTAGGACAAACAACCGACTCGACATTTACCATAGACGCTGCGACTGTCCAGTACGCACTATATGGAAGGAGATAACAAATGGGTACAGGATATACCAGAAACGATACCGGAAACAATATCGCAGACGGTAACGTAATTAACGCTGCTGACTTGGATGGAGAGTTTGACGCCATCGAATCGGCGTTCAATTCTACAACCGGACACTCTCACGATGGCACCACTGGCGAAGGACCACAGATTACATCTGCTGGTATCGCTGCAGGGGCCATTACTTCCACTGCAATTGCTAACGATTCCGTTGCGCTAGGCACAAAGACTACCGGTAACTATGTTGCTACAGGCGCAGTATCAGGTGTCGGTTTGTCTGGTTCAGCTTCGGCAGAAGGTGCAACATTTACCGTAACATCCAACGCGACAGATGCAAATACTGCAAGTACCATTGTGGCGCGGGATGCAAGTGGTAACTTTAGCGCAGGGACAGTTACGAACACGGGTATTGCTACGACAGGTAACATTACTGTTAGTGGTACTGTAGATGGACGTGATGTAGCGGCTGACGGTACAAAACTAGATGGCATCGAAAGTGGTGCAACCGCAGATCAGACTGCTAGTGAGATACTTACTGCAATCAAGACTGTAGACGGTGCTAGTTCTGGTTTGGACGCCGATCAACTTGACGGTCAAGAAGGCACGTACTATTTGGACGCCAACAACTTCACCAACATGCCAGCAGGATATACTGGGTGGACTGTGAGTGATGGTAGTAATTCTGAAAGCATAGCCGATGGTAACACTGTAACATTTGCAGGTAGTGGTGCTTCTTCTGTGGCATACAATACTGGAACTAACACGGTAACTGTATCGTCTACAAACACTACATACAGCAACGCGACAACCAGTGCTGCTGGCCTCATGTCTAGCGCAGATAAAAGTAAATTAGATGGAGTTGCTGCTGGTGCTACTGCTAACGTAGGCGATATTACTGCTGTAACTGCTGGTAGTTATCTTACTGGCGGCGGCACTTCTGGAAGTGTCACTGTAAACGTAAATGCTGCTACAGCAAATACCGCCAGTACAGTTGTAGCACGAGATGGCAGTGGTAATTTTAGTGCTGGTACAATTACAGCTACTTTGAGTGGTAATGCTTCTTCAGCAAGTAGTGTTCCGTGGTCGGGTGTAACAGGTGCGCCAACAATTTATCCTAACTGTACTACGGCTGGTGCATCTAACTGTAACAACGGTGCCCAGCTTGGTGGTATTTACACTCTTGGTCAAGACCAATTTAGTACCTCCGGTGTAGGTGCCTTCTATCAGAGTGGTACAACGCACGTCCTAAACCCTAACTGCAACTGCAACTGTAGAGATTAAGCCATGCCAACATTTAGAAGATTTGACATCCCTCCCGGATCAGATGATAAAATGAAATATTTCATTAGTCACTCTGATTCACAGTTAACCGTATCCGCCTTTTTGAAGTGGTACGATCCTGATCGTGTTTGGGACTATGCACCAGTTAGCTGGAACAGCATCTCGTCATCTATCGATCTGTATGGACATGGCACAAACATAAATTGGCCCGATAATACACAAGCTGTCTACGGGCTTCCGAACCAACCTGCAGATGATGTATATATATTTTCATACAAAACGACTATCGATCCGGCTGTCTTAGGCCACGATGAGTTTGTTGATTATGGCATTCTAGATGTGCAAACAATGAACAATCGGGAACTGAAGAAGGTTGCAAACCGATTTGCTGAAACAGCTATCGTAAAAGCAGAGACTTCTACTCGCTATCGTGATCTTACAGATTCCTCTGCTATGATCAACGTCTTCATGCCGTTTGCTAACATTGCAAATTCGACAATTGATGTGCAAACTGATCCTTCTCAAGTTGTAGAAGGCATCACCTTTGATGAAGAATACACATGGGATAACATCCCACAGACTGGTATGATTTGGAAGAATCTGTTCTGGCACGTTCACCAGACAGATACTACTGTAACCTGTGCTGCTGACGGGTATTGCGAGATTCCGTTCAAGCTGCGCTGGAATGCAGACGATTCTGATTGCCAAAATGCAACCACCTTAAAGATTGATGACGTGATGGGTTACACCCCGTACAGCCGCGTCACTGTTGCAAGCGATGGTACAGGCAGCGTCAAGGTAGGCGCACTTGGCTTGGTTGCTGGTGATACCTTGAAAGTAAAGCTTAACGGCGACCTCGTAACTGGACTAGGTGAGTTAACAGCTACTGTCGTCTAATGCTAAACGTCTTTCTTGGCTATTCTTGCAATTTGAGTTGCAGCTATTGTTTGCAAGCACCGCTAGCAGAGAGAGAACGAAGGGTAAAACCTAACACGTCGGTTTTTATAGAGAAGGTTCTACCGTGGGTGGTAGAAAAAAACATAAAAGAAATTGCCTATTGGGGCGGTGAACCTTTAGTCTACTGGAAACACATCGAACAGATACAAGAGGCATTTAAGGAAGCAGGTCACAAGTTTGATTTTGTAAAGATAGCAACGAATGGTACTCTCTTTACTGACAAGCACGTTGAACAATGTAATGAATGGGACGCATACGTTATCGTATCACAGCATCCAGATTTCGGAACACCAGCGTGGGATAAGATTATAAACCTTAATAACTACTCGCTATCTTATCTGTTCTACCACGATAATCTGTATGCGTGGGATTGGATAAAAGAGTGTGAAAAGCTGGAACAAACCTACTCTAGGCCGATGTTCCCGTACATGCACTGGGTCAGAGCAACGTCAGGGGCTTCCCCGGATACATATCTAACCCACGAAGATTTGGATAAGCATATTGTACACCTCTGGGATTTAGCTAAACTGGCTGCTGACGGTCATCGACTTGCTAAAAATATGTGGTTAGGCCACATGGCAGAATGGAAATCTAAGGTACACGGTAACGCTGAGTTTGTTCCGATGTGCTTCGGCAGTCACCAGATAGATGTAGATTTAGACGGAAATAGATACGCCTGTCATCATCACGTTGAACCACACTTGAAGACAGGAACCATCTGGGAAGATACTTCGGAATCGGCCCTACACCAAGCTAGGAAATTTGTAGATACTAAGGAATGCAAGGAATGCCCGATCAACACGTGGTGCAGAGGAAATTGTCATCTTAGCATGACCCACGATGTTGATTGCAGACTGAGTAAGTATAAACACAAAATCTTAACATGGCTTGATGGTAAATTAAATGACAGTAGCACAAGGATTTTCGTCCACCACTGATATCGGCACGATATACCCTTCCTTCGTTATGCACAAGGTTTGGGATACACCGGAAGGGTTTAACGAAAGTCTGTATGACATAGCAAAAGTAGACGCTATCGAAAACAGAATCCAAGACCCTAATAACAGCAAGAATATTGGCACCCATGAAATTCATCTAGGTCACATTCGCCACAACTTTCTTGCTGATTACGCAGATAAAGAACCCATCAAGATTCTCACAGAAATGGTGGATACAGCTTGCAGAGAATATCTGTTACAGGTATATCATTATGAACATACCGGCAAGCTAAACATGATGAGTGATACCTTTTGGCAACGAAGAAGCCATCACGAGAATGTAGGCATCAACGCACACACCCATATCAAATGCGACTTGGTTGTGACCTACTACCCGAAGATTCACTTAGACGAAAATGCTACTGGTGCATTACATAAAGGTGCATTCCGCGCTTACGACCCGTCGAACTATGGTAAGCGGTTCTGGCCTACAAACAACCCCACATACTATATAGGTGGTTGGTATCAGGTAGAACCAGTAGAAGGTTCGATGATCATCTTAGAGGGGTATGTCCCGCACGATTCGACGTATTTCTCTGGCGATGAACGGATGTGCATACCGATCTTGGTCGATGTAGATACACCAAAAAAGCATATGAAAGTGGATAGCGATGTCATTATTCGTTCTTAGTTTTGAGAACGGCACCCGTTTTTTCTATAACAACATCACAAATGAGTTGTTCGACGAAAACGAAAACGATGTCCTTTCTCAGCCAGATAAAAAACCGACAGGTACAAAGGCCGAAGTAGTCTCTCCAGAGACACCTGTCAGGAAAACCCGGCACGTTGAAGTCTTAAAGATACAGCTTGGGTTGAAGTGTAATTACTCCTGTAGCTACTGTAATCAGGCTATTCATGTAAATGATTCTAGCCATACTGATACAGAAGACGCCCTAGAGTTTATGGAAAAGATAAAGTCGTGGGTTGTAGGTCATCCGAAACGGATAGAACTATGGGGCGGTGAACCGTGGTTGTACTGGAAGAAGATCAAGGTTTTGATGCCTCTCTTAAGACAGAGGTTTCCATACGCACAATTCTCGACTGTAACCAATGGTTCTGTCCTGAACGATGAAATCTTAAAGATTATCGATGACTACGATTTCAACATTGCTGTAAGTCACGATGGTCCGGGTCAATTCCTACGTGGGCCTGATCCACTAAAAGACCCAGAGAAGCGGGAATACCTAGAGAAGCTAATAGCTAATCGCGCACCGAAGGGTAAGTTTAGTTTCAACAGTGTTATGTGTGCTGGAAACCACAACCCTCAAGAAATACGAGACTTTTTCTACAGAGAGTTTGGGCCAGACGTACATTGTGATTTTGAAGGGGTCGTAAACGACTACTCCGACGGAGACATCGGCTTAGTCAAAGAATATACCGTAACCGACTACGCCCAGCTTTCAGCAAATGTACTAAAAGGTTTGTACGACGGTAACCTGCATCAGACTGCCTATTTCGGCGGACGGTATCAGAACTTTCTTCAAGATTTGCAAGAACGCAGACAGGCAGAAGTAGTCGGACAGAAATGCGGGATGGATAGGGGTACACATCTGTCCGTTGACTTAAAGGGTAACGTAACAACTTGTCAAAACACAGGGTCTACAGGTAACTACCTTCTAGGAAACATCTACGAAGAAAAGTCTCCAGAATTAAGTTATAGCTGGCATTGGTCTAAACGCCGCGAATGTAGCAACTGTCCTGTTCTTCATCTGTGTAGAGGAAGCTGCATGTACCTAGAAGGTGACAACTGGTCACGATCCTGTAACAACGAATACTACACGGCAATACCAATCTTCTTTGCAGTTATGTCGGACATTGCAGAAAGCAGACTTTTAACCGTAGAGGGCGAGATTATCCGCCCAGAATATGACATACCAACCGCGTAATAGGTACGAGTTTATGGAAATGCAAAGCTTAATAGATATGCTTCTAGGTCTGATTATCGCCGGTGGTGCTTGGTGGGCTAACTCAATGACCAAAGAACAAAAGCGTATTGAGATTCTCCTGAACAAAACCCGTGAAGACTACGCGACTCGAAACGATGTGCGCGATGATATGCGGAGAGTTATGGAAGCTTTGCACCGGGTAGAAGACAAGCTAGATAAAGCTTTGGACAAAAGGTAGGAATAGGGAATGGCTACACAATATACTGGAACCCAACAACAAACTGGCACTACCTTAGCAGGAACTGGTGCATTACCTACACCAACTGCAGGAGCCGGTACTATTCCTACTCCCGCACAAACCAGTCAAAACATGGCTGATCTTGAAAAACAGACTACAGACATTGCCGCAACCGCTGGTACTGCTGCAACAGAAGTTCAGCCAATCCTTCAGCAGGTACAGGCTGGGGAAGACATCGTTCCATCCGCCGGTACGATGTTGGGAACAGCACCGACTGTCACCCCAGACACTTTGGATCAGTCGCAGATTGCCTCTATTGCCACACCGACCAAAGACCCTAGCATCGGTCAGGTAACTACGACTGCTTCTGCCCAACAAGATATTCAGAATATGACCTTTCAGGGGGCAACCTCTAACTTCAACCCGAATAACCTTGTAGATGTAAACCAAGTATCTAACAATGTTCTTTCGGCTGGTGCAATGGCAACGGCTGCAACACAACAACTAGACCAACGGGCAACAGTGCAGTTTCAACTTAGCCAGTTGCTTTCTGGCTTGCAACCCGGTCAACCGGCACCACCGTGGGCATCCCCAGCGATTCGTAAAGCATCCGCAATCATGCAGCAGCGTGGTTTGGGTGCTTCTTCTATGGCTGCAGCAGCAATTACGCAAGCTGTCATGGAATCTGGTGTCTCTATCGCTGCACAAGATGCAAAAGCTTACCAGACAATTCAGATCAAAAATCTAGATAACCAACAGCAAGCTGCCCTTCAGAATGCCTTGCAAGTTGCCACGATGGATCGACAAAATGCAGATGCCCGTACAAAGGCTATGATTAGCAACGCACAGGCACTTCTGTCCATTGATCTAAAGGAGTTGGACGCACAACAGCAAAGCAACGCAATTAAATATAATGCGCTTTCTCAAGCCGCTTTGAGTGAAGCAAGTGCTGAAAACACCCGTTTGCAGATCAACGCAAAGAATGAACTGCAGCTAGAAGAGTTCTACACTGAACTGGGTGTACAGATTGATACCGCTAACATCAACCGTGATGTGGCTATCAAGCAGTACAATACCAGTCAGGCAAACGCTTTCAAAGAATTTAACGCATCGATGGAAGATCAGCGTGACAAATTCAATGCAAATATGCAATTTGCAATTGATCAGTCGAACGCGATGTGGCGCAGACAGATTAACACTGCGAACACTGCTACCCTGAACGAAACGAACCGCATCAATGCACAGAACGCATTCAACGCAAGCCAGACTGCTTTGAACCAACTGTGGCAGAAGTATCGTGACAATGCAACCTTCAGCTTCACTTCTGCTGAAAGTGAAAAGCAGCGCAAGCACGAACAGGCACTTCGGGCTATGGAAATTGCAGCATCTGAAAAAATGCTGGATAATCAGCAGAAATCTACTATCGCTAACAATCTGGTCAAAGTAATCGCTAACTGGTAGAGGTATATATTTATGGCTAATATAGCAAGTCTGTTAAGCGGCATCTCAAGTCTTTTTGGTGAAGCTGGCGATTTAATCAAACTGGGCGCAGAAGCCTACAGCGCAATTAGCGGTGACGATGACAAAGACACAGGCTTTATGAAGCCAAACTTCGCCGGTTTCAGAACCAGCGCAGCCAGTGTGCGTCCAATGGAGATGGATTCTCCTTACGGTATCCGCCAACCTGTATATCCAGAAAATATCCAAAGTGCTATGCGGTCAATGGCACAACGCCAACTGACAGATACCACCCTGCAGCAAGTTCGTGATGTAGCAGCAGTTCGTCGTACCCGCACAAATATCTCTCCAAACATTGGTATGTCGTACGACATGGACATCACCCCAGCAGGTGCAAGGGCAGCACAGGTATCACGGGCAAGAATCCGTAACACACTAGGAGCGTAGCATGAAGGGTGAAAACAAACTAAATATCAAGCGAGGCAGCATCGAAGCCGCTGACCCATTTGCTGCTGCGCCTCCCGGTATTTCCCTGACAAGCGACAATGCTAAATGGCCGTGGGGTCAGCCACCACAAGATGTGGATGTAAATGTTATCTTGGAAAAGGCAACCGACAAGCTGGACAACGACCCTATCTTTTTGGATGAAATGTTCAAGCTGCTGATTGCCGGAATCTCTATTGAACACATCGTAGAAACTTGGTTGATTGACGGGTTTGAAGGTGGCAAGTTCTCCCTAGATGCGGGGCTGCTGGCTAAAAGCCCGTTAGCTATGTATATCGCTTATCTTGCAGAAGAGAACGGCGTACCTTATAAGATGTTTGAGAATGAAAACCCGATGGCAGATGAACGCATGTCTGACCGCGATTACTTCAACCTTCTCAAACAAAACAATCCGCGTCTGTTTAGTCAGCTTCGTGAAAAACTGAACGAAACTGTTCGTATGGGCATCGAAGGTGCTAAAGAAGATGAACGCGAAATGATGCAACAAGCAAGCTTAGAGGCAGCAGAGCCAGAAGAAGGCTTTATGATGCCAGAACGAGAAGAGGACGCGCAGTAATGGACCCTATTAGTTTCGGCATTATTAACGGCCTTTTGGAAATCACTTCTGCAGGACAAACTGCAAAGAAAAAAGCTGAATTAGACGCAAAGAAAAAGAAAGAAGATGCGCTGAAATCTGGTATGGATTTGCTGGGTAACACCCTCACAAGCGATCCAGAAACTGCTTTTAACTTTGTAAGCAACCCTTCTATGCTTCCCATTTTCCAGACTATGGATGTTAACAGAAAAGCAGCCGTATTAGCTTCTGCATCAAAGTCCTTCGAGACAGCCAGCCAAAAGCGTTGGGTTGAGACAGCTAAAGGCGATGTAGCTGCTGCACGGGCGTTACTTGGAGATATGCGTCTTTTAGAACAGTCTGATTTTCAGCAGGTCATGCCTACGATAGTAGCCTACGCCTCACCGACTTTTACAAATCAGGAGTTTGAAATCCTGAAAGATGTTGGTGGAGATTATGCCAAAGCACAAACCTACCTCGCATCTGGCATGTATCCCAAAGGTAGCGTGTTGAATGCTGCGCTGTCAAGCATCCAGAAACCTACTGCAGAGTACACAGCGATACCCAACGAAACCTTCACACAAGTTACAGAACTGTTCAAACAGGGGAAAAATGGGGAAGCCCTTTCTTTGATCGGTGGGCTGCACAACACTGTCAAGCCGTACGCTACTACAAGTCAAGAAGCTATGCGAGATAGTTTGCGCTTGATTGCCCTTAAAAATAGTTTCGGTACGCGAGACGGCGATCCATCTAATATTGGTGATTTTCTAGGTGACATCCTGACAGGTATCAATCAGCTTGACGATCAAGCCGCACGAAAGTCTGCTGCTGTAGCATCTCAGCCTATTGTTGAAGCTATGGCAAAAGGTGTAAAACTTGACAAGTGGACACCAGACGCCCAATCTAAGTGGGCGCAATTAGTAGCTATCGCTGGTATTGCAGATGATGCTGCTAAGAATCGTACTGTGTACCTAGATGGCACAAACAAAGAAGTTCTTGGGATGCAAACAGAGAAGTCTCTGTTAGAGGCTCCCAGCCAGTGGCTAGATACCTTGAACAGGCATTCGACACAACAGATTGCTACTGCGTATAAGAACATGTCAGGTGATGAACGCCAGAAATTCCGCAAGGATGTCGAGACTGCAATCATACGGGATCATGTGACCAATAGCCAGACTAAGACAACATTTGATGGAAAGACCATTCCTGCAAATCCTGTCAACTATAAGAATCGCTATTCGTCGGTTTACGATGCCCTGCCGTTCGTTTCTGAACTCATACATGACAAGCTGGGTATACCCCGTCCGGGTGGCACAGTTGATGGACGCCCAATGCTTCCGCAGCAACTTGCCGATGATGGTGAAACCCCTCTCGACCCTACTCAAATCCGTATTAGCCCGAACAGGGTTATCAATGCAAGCCAAGATGCAATTGCATTTGCAGAAGCTAACGGCACTACCCCACAGCAGCTTCTGAACACTGATGTCGGATACTACGGCTTGGTTGATCTTGGAAACACTGGTAATGAGTTCCGTCTGTTCACCCCAGCAAACATCATCAAGCAAAATGCTATCTTCACAAACAAAACCGACATGAATGTTAGCGAAGAAGCTATGAAGTCGGTTGCATTCACCCTTGCCCGTACAGGTGTGTACAGCAGAGGCGATCAGCTAGATGTCATTGCTGCAAATATGAGTGGTGAGATTCCTAGCCGCTATAAGCCTGATCCTTTGTCAGCTACAGTCAACGCTGCTACTTTCGAAGGTTTCATTCGGGAGACAACAGGCCGCGCTATCAAGATGGAAGATGTTTCTAAGGCGAGAGATAACGCATCTAACTTCTACAACCTGCTTGCCCGTGCAGAATCTCGCATGGCTCGTATGGGTGATCAATCTCGACTTGCCGATGAATTCACATCTCTCATGCAGAATGTGTTTATGCTAGAAGGTAACTTAATTGATTCGGCTGTCGAAGGTGGTAAGCGGGTCTGGAAAAAAGTAAACCCATTTGGTGTTAGTAACCTCGTAAAAATCGACGACATGCGTAACGATGCAGGGTCTGCTGGTTCTAACAAGGAAGCAGTTGAATCACAAATCAACGCCTTCTTAGAAACGAACTATGCAAAAGCAAATGTAGAAATGGCATCTCTTGCTGTCACCCTTG